GAGGAGAAAGGAAGGATTGTGCGGTTGTGTGGCAGGAGTAGAGGATTTGAAGAGATGGTAACGGAGGGAAAGAGTGGTGCTACCTGTTATAGTAGGAAACAATTAACTAGTTACAATTATAAACCTGCCTAAGAGGAGTAGAGTTAAAGCTAGTACAGTAGATAGCTCTACCTAACCTAGTATTCTCTATCTTATCTTTGGCTTTACTATCTGTGAGTGTCTGATACTGCATATTCGTAGGTGCATCAATACCACCCTGAGCTAAAGCACAAATATGATCGACAACATAACCTTTTCTACCATGTGGATACCCCTGTTGTACATCAAACTGGTGTTTAACCTTAGAACTCCTACAAGTAGAAGCTCCTGCAACTGAAATAGTAAATACAAATAGTACAAATACATATACAACTACTACAACTAATAGTAGTAGGAACTTCTTTAACATACATCTAGTCATTACTTACCTCTATAGTTAGTACCAGCTTCTACAATCTCATCTATATGTCTACCACAACCACTACAGGTAGACATACTATCTAACTTACATTTTCTATTACACTTACTATCTACCTTAACTACTTTTTCTCTGCTCATAGAGTGGATTTGGTTTAACCTTAGAACTATAGCGTTGTCTACCATTGATATGTTTCTCTTTGTATTCAATAATAGTTAAAGAAGGCGCAGTCCACAAGTTAATAGGTGGAAATACCATACTAGCCCATCTAATCCCCATACTATCTTCCTGTATGGCAAAGATTAATTAACCTGCTACAATATCTATCTTCTTTAGCCTTAGTATTATATCTATTAAGTAGTTCTCCATCTATTTCATAATGTAGTTTCATAGCTTTAGATTCTTGAGTCTTTACATTAAGTTTAAGTAGTTTTATATATCCTAAAGTATAGTTGTATTCTAGGTTTACAGCTTTAAATTCTTTATCAGTCATGTTTAACAGCCCAAAACTTTCTTGCATCTAGCATAGTTAGCCAACCTTTCCGTACTACCGTTAAAACCGCCATTAATAAGCTTAGTGATATTACTAAACTTACCCACATCAGCATAACTATTAAGGTTACGACTGTACCAAAACCATGCAGCACTCCTACAAGCATATTCTTCCTCACTTAGTAACTTTGGGTTAGTAACAAGATCAACTTTAAGTGCAGTTCCACAAGCTTTGTAATTGTAGTAACCTGTTAGCTGGAATAAACCGCGACCTTTATAAAACTTCCCACTAGTAGAATGGTTGGCATGTGCGGTTTGTAGTGCTTCAAACTCTAAGTTACCTAAATCTTTCCTAAACTCGTAGTTAGCTCCACTAGCAATCTCCTCTACATAATGTAAAGACCCACTTTCATGTGCTAATTGAGCTATAAAAGCGGCTATTTGTAGTGGTTTTACTATCTTAAACTCTTCCATCGCTGTATTTAATGGGAGTAGAAACTTGTTTACATTCTTTTCTGAAGCACTTGGCATCATAAGATGCAGTTGTTCTTTAGTAAATAACATTTTACCCTCTAGTTATAGACTTAGTATCAATACCTTTAAGTTTGTCAAAAGTTCTTAAACCGCCAAGTCCTAGTAAACCCATAAGTATATCTGTACTTGCAGAGTTAAGTATAACAGGAAAAGGAGGCAGGTTAAAGCACAAAGCAAGCCAATTAAGCAAACTTCCGCCTATCCCTATATAGAATAAGGTAATAACTCCTACCCACATTGCCGCAGGTCTAGCACCTGCAATAAAGATACTAGAACTAGCAGCTTCTATTTTATTTATCTCCAGTTGCCCTAGTACTAAGTTGAACTCGTTACTTATCTCAGCAGCTATACGGTCAAGTTTAGCTTTCTCAATCGTTGTTGCGTCAGGATATATCCTTTCAACAACGGTGGAAGCAAGATTAGCCACCGAAGTTATTGCATCATCTATACCAAACATGCCCTAAACATCAATTGCAGATGAAAACAAATCAACATTTGTTTTCAGATAAGTGTACATATTTTCTATTGCTGTAGATGTATCATAGGGTACTGTATATGTGAAGATTTCTAAATATCTATCACCTGCATCATAAGATGCTACATCATGCCAAATAGCAATATTGAATGTGATATCTGTAGCATCTCCTGCAAAATTTAAAATCTTTGCATATGCAGTTGGAAAGTTAATTCCAAATTGACTATCGTAACTAATTTGTAAAGCCATTTTAATATCCTATATTAAGTTGCAAGAATACCAACATTGGCAATTCTTGTTGCTTTCCAATAACTACCTCTTCTTGGAGTTATTGTTCCAGCACTATTTGTTACATTAAGTCGTAAACTTGTTGAACTTGCATTTTCTAAAATTATTTTAATTCTAACCCAGTGATTAGTAGAGAGAGTAAGCGATGTAGTAGCAGAAAAAGCTACGGATGCTGCAGTTTGTCCTGTTAAAGCAGCCATTGTCATTGCAGTTGTGGTGGGAACAGTAGTATAACCAGCAACAGGAGTATGTTGAATAATAACTTGCATATTAGTAACAACTGCTGAATTGGTTATTGTCCATACTAAAGTTCCTGCTGTATTCTTCAAGAAATAACATTCCATTTCTATTTCATATACACCATTAGTGACTAAAGGTATAGAAGATGATGTTCCAAAGAAAGGTGCAATAGTAGTTGCAGTTACCCCTAAATTAGCTTCAAGTCTAAAATACTGACAAGTTGGTATTAATCCCCGACCATTCGTTGCATTACCTGTAAAGTAAGCGACTGAATTGACAGAATCTACTTCGATTGCACCTGCTTCTGGGGTAGTCAAGAAAGATGTACCTGGAGTAATCTTTAATGGCGCACCACCGACAGCAGTAGTACCAGCAGCAAGTGCCAGTTGAGTTGCTGATATAGATCCTGATACTTGTAACTTATATGTCCCAGACGGTGAAACACCAATACCAACATTTCCATAAGGTATGAGAGTTTTAGTAACTGTACTGCCACCTAATGTAAATGTATTAGATCCTGAACCAATAGCATTATAACCAATGACAGTTTCATTTGTGACATTATCAGCAGACGCTTTAGTTTCTTCACCAAGAAATGTTGATTTATTTACAACAGTTAGTTGTGTTGTGCCATCTGCAATAAATCTACCTGCGTCTGCACCCAGTGCTGCATTATAATCGCCAGTAGTGTTATTTAGTAAAGCACCCATACCCATAGCTGCATTATAAATCCCAGTTGTGTTGTACTTGAGTGCAATTTGACCCATTGCTGAGTTATCATGACCAGTAGTGTTGTACGTTAGTGCCAAATGACCCATAGCTGTGTTCCAAGAACCAGTAGAGTTGTCCATGAGTGCTTGCATACCCATAGCTGTGTTATAATCGCCAGTGTTCTGATCTAAGGCATTTGCACCAACAGCTGAGTTACTACTACCGCCTTGGTTCGAGGCTAATGCCCGCTGACCAATAGCTGTATTATTATCACCGCCAGTATATGCAGTACTGTTCCGTCTTAGTGCATCCGAACCAACAGCTGTGTTGAAGTTACCGTGCTTGTTTTCATTTAATGCATACGCACCAATAGCTGTATTCTCGTGACCCATCATATTCATCGCTAGAGCAGTCAAACCAAATACTGAGTTATTAAAAGTCGAGTAGCCAGCAGTTCCTCCCTGTCCTATTGTTAGTTCTTTTATAGTTGCATCAGCAGTTACAGTTAATCCAGCTAAAGTACCAACTGAAGTTAAACTTGATGCTAGTACATTAGATGCCAATGTAGCACCAATAAGTGTTTCTGCTGTAGCTGCACCTGCACCACCTCCAGCATTAGCCAGTACAAATGCTCTTGTGGCTGCGTCTTGTGCGTTAACTGGATCAGCCACATTTGTTATGGTCTGGGTATTATTATCCAGACCATTTTTTGCAATAAATCTTTTTGTCGCCATAGTTCACTGTCCCGATAGCAGATTGATAATTAGATATTTATAAGGGTTTTAATTATTTTGTATGTTGTTGAAGTAGCTTGTGCAGGCGTTGTTAATAACTGCACGTTGCCACCAACAACATTCGCATCAAATGTTGCCAATGAAGTAATTAGGGTTCCTATATTTGCGTTGCCATATTCGACAACATTGGCATTAGTGCCGTCATGTATTACCAACAATTCAGATATTTGGTATGAAGTGCCAGATGTTACCTGTACCTGATACTTAACAGAGCGATAAGCGGTAGATGAATTAGCATCCAACACCTGATTTGCGGTGGTGGCTAACGTAGTTAATGTAGCAGAACCTATACCCCCTTGAGTTATAGGCAATGTAGTATTTGTTGTGGTGCTTAGAGCATCCGAAATAAAATATCCAGCTAACGTAGTTGGATTTGTTCCAGCAGTTACACGACCTTTGGCATCGGTGGTTACTGAACGATAAGTACCAGCAGTTCCCACAGCAGCAAGCGTACTTGCAATAGTTCCAGTGCTTAGATTAGTTGAAGGGGCAGTAATATCTCCAGTAATTGCTAATGCTTGAGTAGAAGCAAGTTGTGCTACGTTTGTTACGTTGGCAAGACCAACATCAGTTGAAGTTAAAACAACTGCACCAACCCTACCAGCAACAGAAGTTACATCGGAACTACCACCTTGAACTACATCATAAGTTGTACCATTGGAAATAAGCATATCCCCAACTGTCCAAGCATTAAAACCATCAATAAGCACTGTACCAGCAACGGATACTTTATAGTACCAACCTAATGTTGGTGAACTTGCTGAAGCTAAAGAAGGGGTATTTGTTAAAGCATTCCAAACACCCTTGTAGACCAATGAACCAGCAGCTCCAGTACCATTAGCTGCAATAGTAACTCTACCTTTGGCATCAACGGTAATGTTAGCATTAGTATAAGCTCCAGCAGTAACACCGCTTGCGGCTAATGTTGTTGCATTACCAACGGAAGTAACATCACCTGTTAAGTTAGCGTTAGTAGCAACAGTTGCAACAAATGAACCAGTTCCCGTTCCAGTTACTCCACCTGTTAATGTAATGGTTTGGTCGCCTGTATTGCTACCGCTTAAAGTAGTAATACCTAAAGCAGTCTTGATTGTAGCGGTAGTTTCATTACCCGTATTAGTACCTGATAAATTAGCAACTGCTCCATTAGCAAGCATTGCGTTTGAAATGGAACCAGCACCTAATAAACCAGTAATGTCTGCTTGCACTACAGCGGTATTACCTGTAACTCTACCTTTGGTATCTAAGGTAATTTTAGCGAAGGTAGCCCCTGTGCTTTGAGTTACGGTTGCTAGTGTAGTAGCTACAGTTCCTACAGTAGTAGTTATATCACCTGTTAGAGCAGGCAGTTGAGCAGCAGGAACAGTACCACTAGCTAAGTTACTTGCATTTGTTGTATATTGTTTAGTTACCGCATCTGTCGCATTGGTAGGGTCAGCTAAACCAGTAATAGTAAGACCATTAGCATCTAACCCGCTTTTAGCAATAAATCTCTTTTGTGTCATGTCAAATCCTTATTTAAGATGGTAACAGCGTACGGGTAATTTTAAAATTTGTACTTATATTAGTAGGAGTTATAAGTAAGTGTAGGTTAGCTCCACTAATAATGCCGTTAAATGAACATAAAATATTAGAAGTTATTATATTTGCATATTCAACCATAGTAACATTAACACTATCGTGCAAAAGAAGTATCTCGCAAATCTGTCTACTAGACCCTACAGTAGCATATACAACGTACTTAGCCCCACCATAAGAAGTGTAAGAGAAAGTATCTAAAACTTGTTCACTAATAGTTGCATTAGACGAGAAAGTTAGTATAACTTCATTAACACTAACTCCGGCAGGACCTTGTACCGCAGAAGTAATAATAGTAGAACTAGCTACGTCAATACTAGATATTACAGTAGAAACATTATCTGTTAGAACTACTATAGAATCAGCCATTACCTAGTAACCTCTGGTTTAAAAGTTACCTTACCTTCTATAAGTCTAGTAGTATCTCCATTATTAAAGTATATCTCAAGATCGTAGACTCCACCAACACCAACTAAGGTTGTAGTTGCTTCATCCGATATATAAAGGTCGATTTTACCAGTTAAAGGGGTTATAACTATACCAGCATTAATCGTGCTAAGTTCAAGAAGAACAATTAGAGATTCTATAGAGGCTCTTACTTGTAGTTTTGCCGTACAATCTGTAAGATTAATTGCAACATTGGAAGAATCTTTCCAATACAAGGTATGACGATAAGTAGCACCTTTTTCTATAGCAGGAAGATTTAATTTAGAGGCTGCCATAACTATCCTAAAGTTTAACTATATTATGTGATTGCAGCCAAGCAAATATACCTACTGCACATATACCTACTAACCAAAAGAACTTTGTAACTATGGTTTCCCCAACTTCTTTATAGAAGTCGTTCCTAGCAGATTCAACTGCTTTCTTAGCTATAGTTATAATCTGTTCTTCAGATAATTCATATCTATTAAAATTAGGGCATTTTTCAAAATCTTTCAGCTCTAAATCTGTCATAATTATTACCAAAGTTAATTCTTGTTGGTTTTATATCGTTATGATACACTTGTAGAAAGTGTACATTAAATACCTAATATACGCAACTTTTTTCACTTTTAAATTAGACAAGAAAATCAATAATATATGTTAGATTCTAATGTTCCTATAATAAATATGGATGCTAAAGTAAGTCCTATTGTGTTAGCAAGCATATTAGGGGTTAATATCAGTTTGGTTTACCAAGAATGTCAAGCAGGGAGATTACCTTTAAATCTTACTGAAGCTACTTATAAAGAATGTATACAGATGTACATAGCTCACTTTAAGAAAGGAGCTGATCTTAAGTTAGCTAAAGAAGCTAATGAACAGGAACTTAGAAAGACCAAACTAGCAGAGGATATAAAGCTTAGAGAAGAGAAGTTTAGATTTAAGGAAGAGCAAGATAGAATTAAAGCAGAGAATAAAGGTAAAAGAAGTTTTAGTTCAGTAGGAGAAGGAGATGACGGTAATGATGGTATGCCTCCTCTTGTAGCAGCTAAAATGAAACAAGATATAAGACTTGGTATAGCTAAAGAAGCACAGCTATGGTTAAGAATAGCTATAGAAAGACAAGAGTATCTTGCAGTAGATGAAGTCTTTAAACTTACTGAACCTTTCTTACAAGCTATAAAGAATATACTAGTGTCTTTAGCTTCTGATATACCAGAAGTACAGGCATCAATAGATGAAGGAATGGAAACTCTTTATAACTTAGGACTTAAACTGGTAGAGAACGCAGACATAGATGGGGATAAGTTTGTTGAAAGAATGTTAGAAAAAGAACTTGATCTAACTGATATAGAAATAAACTTTACCTCTGATAATAGAGATTTCTAATGAAAGTATCCTTATGTAGTAATAAGAATATAGCTGAAAGAAAGTTTCTGGGTAACTTACTAGAGATATTTAAAGCACCTATAAGAATAGGTACTATGGCATGGGCAGAGAAGTTTAGGATTATGACTTCTGTTGAATCTTCCACAGTAGGTAGATTTAATAATAACCTCACTCCTTATATGGAGTTTATCTATGATTGTATAGATGACCCAGAGATACCAGTTATCGTTGCTACTAAGTCAGCTCAGATAGGTTGGTCTGAACTTACTAATAATGCTTTAGGTAAGTGGATACATACTGACCCATCTAAGATTATTATGGCATTTCCTAGACTAGCAAGTGCTAGAAACTATAGTAGAGAAAAGATCAAACCTTTCTTTACAGGAACTAAAGTACTTAGAGATATTATTAATACAAGAGTAGCTAAGGAGAGTTTTAACTACTTTGAATTTCCTAATGGCTTTCTTAAGTTAATTACTGCTGGTTCAGTAGGGGAAATGAAATCTTCTTCTATTCCTAGAATTATTATTGAAGAGCCGGATGATTTAAAAGCTGATGTTAATGGACAAGGAGATAGTCTTGATATTGTTATAGAGCGACAAAAGACTATTCCTACTAATAGAAAGAAACTTATCTATGGTGGAACTCCTACAGATAAAGACTTTAGCAAGGTAGAAGATGCTTATAAGAAAAGTAATCAGATGGTATTCAAAGCTCATTGCCACCTTTGTGAGGGTTTACATGAACTTAACTTTAATAATCTATATGAAGATGATTACCAAGATAGGTTTATAGATGAAATTTATGGTAAGAAGAACCCTAATTCTGCTTACTACTTATGTCCTTTGTGCGAACAACCTTGGTCTTTTGATGATAAGAAACAGAACATAATAGCTGGTATGAAGTTTGGTAATAAGGGTTGGCATCCACAGAAACCAGAAGTAACTGAGATATATGGCTTTGCTTTCAATGAGTTACTAAGTTCTTTCCAAGCTTCCGAGTATAAAGAGTTAAGTAAGAAGAAAGTCCTAGCTGAACTAGAGTTAGCTAAAGGTAATGAAGGTAAGATGAAGTCCTTTACTAATAATAATATGGGTAAGGCATATGCTTCTGGTAGTTCTGCAATGGAAGCAGAGGACATGAAACAGCTAAGAAGCAACTATCCAGAACATATAGTTCCTATGGAAGGTCTGGTACTTACTGCTGGGATAGATGTACAGGATAATAGATTCGCTATAGCTATCAGAGCTTGGGGCAGAAACAATAACTCTTGGTTAGTATCTTGGATGGAAATCTTTGGAGATGTTAAGAATCAAGATAGCCATATATGGAAAGAGTTGGCAGATAAGACAGTATTAGCAGAGATACAACATGCTTCAGGTAAGCCACTTAGAATCGCAGCAGTATCAATAGATTCAGGAGATAACACAGAACTAGTATATAAGTGGGTATTAGAAATGGTACAACATAATCCACAAGTATATGCTACTAAAGGTGTTCGTGATCTTAGGTTTAGTGATGATGAAATCTATAGAGAACCCTCTAACATAGAAATAGATAGAGATAAACAACTAAGAAGAAGTCTAGCAGAAACTATGGGTGTAAGTGTATTCCCACTTGGCGCACATAAGGCGCACAATGAGATACTTAATAGAGTAGCTTTAAATAGTAATAAAGAAGCTAGAAGTAATATATACTACTTTAATGAACAGAGTTATGGTATGTATGAAGAACAAATGACCTCTTGTCGTAAACTTGTAGACGCTAATTCAGGGTATAATAAATCAGTTTATAAGTTAATCGCAGGAAAGAGAAAAGAAGCTATTGATGCTGAGAAGAACGCTCTACATGCTGCTTATGCAATAGGTATAAGAAACTATTCTTATGAAAACTGGGTTGCTATTGAAAATTATTTATATAACTAGGAACTACTATGGCACTTCCATTAGAAGAAGCACAACTGCAACTTGTTACAGTTAATGCAGCAATACAAAGTTTAATAAGTGGGAAAAGAATATCAGAGTTAAGGATTGGTTCTGGGGACTTTCAAAGGTTTCTTAAATACCAAGAAGTTACTTTTGACGAACTTAAAATATTGCAACAAGAACTTATAATTACCATAGATAGTTATGCTCCTGCAACTGCTGTCTTTCGTACTAACGCACATATTCCAATGGTAGTTGGAAAGGATATATTCTAATGGCTGAAACAGTTGACCCTTACAGTAGTGCAGTGTACGCACCAGTAGAACAAAGAGCATATGAAGGAGCAAGTACTTCTTATAAATCTTCTCAAAGAGGTTTACTAACTGGAGAAGCAGATTCACTTGCAGCTAGAGAACTTCTATCCTTACAGATGCGTTCTAATCATGCTATCAGAAATAATGGCTATGCTAAAACTGCTATAACTAGATATGCAACTAGTTTAGGAAGTATTCAAGTTAATTGGAAAAACGACAAAGGAAAGAGTCATCCAGTTATGCAAGCTCTATGGGATGAATTTGTAGCTAATCCTAATCTTGATGGGTACGGTACTTTAGATAACACCCAAAGTGTTTGGCACTATTCTATGTTTGCTTCTGGTAATGCTTTTACTAGAATGGTTATTCGTAGAACAGGTAATAGTAATAAGATACCTTTGAAGTTGCAAACTATTCCTAGTGAGCTTCATAATGTTTTTTATATGGGAAAGAATACTACTGATGAAATTACAAGGAATGGTATTACTTTTATAGATAGTAAACCTAATATGTATTACTTTAGAAAGGGAATTTATGAACAACAATGGTATCAAATCAATAACACTTTTCCTCAAGTCGAAGTTCCAGCTAATGAACTCTTGCATATGTTTATTAGAGAAAATGCTGGTCAGTGGTTGGGAATACCTAATCTTGCTTCCATCCTTGTTCCGCTATATGAGCTGGATGAACTAAATGACGCAACTATAGCTAAACAGAAAGCTGCCCAAGCTATTGCATGGATTATAGAGAATACTAATCCTTTGAATATGACTCCTACTGGTAGTCCAGTTACAGTTAAAGATAAGGACTTAAAGGATAAAGTAGTATTTAAATCTAGTGGTGGTAATACTCAGTATCTTAATAAAGGCGAAAAGATTAACTTCTATCAGAGTACAGATATAGGTGCGAACCTTCCAGTACTTATTAAGAGTGAACTACATAGAATAGCTGCTGCTGTAGGAGTTCCTTATCACACTCTAACTGGGGATACTTCTGGATTAGACTTTAGTTCTATAAGAGCTATAGGCATAGAACTTCGTAGTAGATTAGAGTATATACATCACTTCTATACTATCCCATTAGGACTAGACCCTTTAACTTCTTACTTTAAAGAGTTAGCTAGGTTATAT